CGTCGGCCGGCAAAGAAAAAGATGCCCGCCAAAGGTTGTTGAGGGGCATCTCGTAGCCTACTGCGAACGCATTATCAAGCACCGCGACGAGCTGCAGGTTCTGATTGTAGATGCGAACCGGGGCGGTCATTGGGCGTCACCCGGCACTTGCGGCGTCGCCAGAATCTTGTCCGCCTGCTCCTGCGTGATCCAGCGCGGCACTTGGGCCTGCACCCATTCGTCCGTAACCTTGCGCATGATCCATTGCAAACGTATAAACTCAAACATCACTGACCGCCTCCATCAGGGCGCGCAGCGCCTGCTCAGCCGCCTCAAGCCGCTGCGCGAGACTCGGCGGCGCCGGCAACCGCTGCGCCCATTCATCATCAAGTTCTTGCTGCGATCGCTCGACGATCTGACCGTCCTGCCATCGGAAACGGAACTGGCCGCGTTCATTTCGCAACGACTCCGGGAACGCTTCATGGAAGTGGCGTGGTCCGTCCTCAAGGATGAGGATGTCGCCGTCCTGCGGCTGCTCGAATGCGTCGGAAAAACCGTGGACGATGATTCCGGTCTCGTCTGTGCGGATGTAGTGGTTGTACATCTCGATCACAACTCCATATCCAAAATGACTTTTGAGTTTTCATCTTGGGTTCTTAGCGTGACCACATTTCCAAGTTCAAGCGAATCGGGTCCAATTGTTGCCGTCATGTTGACCCAATATGGAGACGATCGAAGCGTGTCTACCGTAAGGGACGTTGCAACCTCAAAAACCCCACTCGAAGATACGATGATATTACCAATCGGTATAATTGTTGGCGTGGTTCTGCCGCGTGTGGGGAGTGGGATGTGGATTGTTGCCGAATTGGTTGTAGATACATAACCTACACCGATCGTCTCGGCGAGTGAATTTCCTCCGCGCACCTGGCAGTATCGCTGGCAAAGCAACTCCTCCAACGCATACGGACGCGGCTGGAAAGGAAGCGCGACGTCGCCAACGTGAAGTTGGACGCCCCATATGTCCAGCGTGAAGGCAGTAAACAAACCTTCTTCGAGGAAACGGACAAACACCCGACTATTTGTTCCGATTGTCTTTCCGGCGATGGAAGGCATATCAAATGTATGCACATATCTGGTCCAGGTAGTGGTGATCGTATGGGTTTCCCCTGGGGCTTCTACGCTAGATGATCCGCCGGTGCCAAAGTTCTGCTGGACTCGCGTGGTGATCTGTTTAGTCCCGGAGGAAACGCGCGCCCAGAAGGAAAGCGTGACGCGCTGACCGGCAAGCGTCCGCACATCCTCAATGTTGGTCCCGAGAACAGTGTTTCCGGAGATTGCTGGTGCTGTGCGAGAAATGCGGATGAAATATGCTGGGTTTCCCGGAACTTCTGTTTGTCCCGGGGGAAAGGATTGTCTCGACACAGTCCCGGACCCGCCGCCGTTATTGTAATACCATCTATCCGCAGCGTATCCAGACGTTGCGGTAAACGTCGTCCCCCGCTGCCAGACGTCGAATCCGCCGTTGATGATGGCGTTGCGATAGAGGGCGTGCGGAACATTGACGATGTCATCGTTCAACGCCGCAAAGTTGTCGTTGAGCGGCTGTGATTCGATTTTCGGGCCGATTGGTGTAAGTGGCATTTACATCACCCTTTCATTAGAAGCTTACCGGTGATATTTCTTATAGATTTGAACTTCGTTAGTTAAAGAACCGGCGATCAGACCGGCAAGGACTTGAGCGGTTCCGGACAATTTTCGATGACCCAATCGCCGCCGATCAACTCTACATTATGTCCAGTCGCGTTATATCGAGAGATCAAGACGAACATCGACAGCACAAATTCGTCTTCGGTCGGCTCAAAAGCGTTGTAAATAGACATAAGATCATTGATGATTTGTTGTTTTCGTTGTTCCGTCATTTATTTATGACCTCCATACTCGCAAGACTTTAAGCGTTACCGTTGCCGTCTCTGCGCTTCCATTATGAACGCCTACCCCGAAACTTTTCGGGGGCGGTGTAAGAAATTGTCTCGCTTCTGCCATCGTCGTAGGAGCCGTAAGCCCCAAGCTGGAAAGGCTGGGTGAAAGAGGAACATATAGGGATATGATAGGCACGCTCACAGTAGACGTATTGGCGACATTATTACGAACAGGAAAAAAGGGTTGAGGTCCCCACGAATATTGCGTGAACCACGGCGTTCCCGCTGTTAATCGCCACGGCTGCTTATCGATTGAAACCAGAAACCACAGTTCGGCTTCCCCGTTGGTGGTGATTATCTTGAATGAAGTTTGGTTCGACGGAACCGACTCTGCATTAATGATCGTTTCAAGTTCATAATTGAAGGCTTGCTTGACAGGCAATGCTTGTGTATCTGGAAGACTACTCCCCGTTAGTTGTACAGCGACCGTGTCCTCGATCTTTTTGATTCCGTTCGTGCTCTTGATCGCTGTGAGCTCAGACTCAACATCCTCGAGCTTAGACAGGATCAAATCGAGTTTCGCATCCGTCGCCGCTCCGGCCGGCAGCGCTGATTCAAGAACATTAACGTTGTACGCGCCATTTTTGCCCTGTAAGGCTTCATAGTCATCGGTGTTAGGATTAAAATACTGCGGAATCGGTTTTTGATCTGCATCCCGCTTTATGCGTTTACTACTATAAGACATTCGCTCCCGCTCCTCTATGCGAATTTATGCTTCCAGCGGAACCGGATTGTGGCATCTGGCGATTCCCCTTGAAAGACAAATTTGTTTTCGCCTGGCTGTAAGAAGATAAAATCGCCAGAGAAACTCGACAACTTATTGACCCGGTTCATATAATCCTCAAATAACGCCGGGAATTCGGCGTTAATGAACGTCGTCTCTTCACCGATAACAGCCTGATATACTTGCATCATCCGCGCATCGACGACAACGACATGATCTGCGGGGTTGGTCATCGAAAGCGTAAAGGATTGACCGGTATTGAGGTTTGTCGCGGTCAAATTGCTAAAAGCCCCCTCGATATCCAGACGCAACGGCGTTACGAGGGGACCGTAATTGTACAAGCTCGACATGTGGTATGTGTACTGCCATTGTAATGACTGTGTGTTTGGATAAATTGCACCAGAGTCGTAATCCAGTCCGGTGTCGTATTCACCAGGGTCAACATCAAATGCAGTCGCTTCGGCATATGCAAATGGATCGTAAGCAATGAGCGGCAACGTAAACCTGCCGAGTCCGATAACTCGATCGATCGGCAAACTTCCTGAATAGCGCACAAAATAGGACCTCTCCGGTTGTACCGAAAAGGTAAGTTCCATCGTGCGAGGACGGCCGTATTCGTCTACCAAAAATGCAGCGAGATCAGAAACGGCTTTTTGCAACTTAGTCGGGCTTGTCGTAACGAATGCACATTCGATATCAAAAAGGCGCGGCCCCAAATCCGCTCCGAAGTCCCACGCGCCATGCCGGCCCGGTATCGCCATCGTCCGGTCGACCGTGCTGGGCAGGATCGGGCGGCGGGACGAGCTAATCATGATGATGCCGAGCTCCTTCGCCGGCACGCCGCCCAGAACAAAACCTCCGTTTTGCATCATGCCAATCCCGCCCCCCTCATTGCACCTTGCTGCAGTCGGTACAGCTCGCGCGCGATCGCCTGTATGTCCGCGTCAGAACGGACGTAGAAATTCGCCCCAGCGAACATGCCCTCGAAACTGACGTTCGCAACCTGGGCCGCGCCCGCGCCACCCGCCACCGCGACACCGGGCGTCGACAGTCCGCTGAGCCCGCCGGTGACCACCGCAGCCATCTCCGCCGCCTCCCGACGCACGGCATCGACTGTGCGTTCAAGACCAAGGGCAAAGCCCTCGCCGGTGTACTCGCCGAGCCGCATGAGGACGCGGGATGGCGACCGTATGTCGAGCAGATTGCGAATCCCGCCCGTGACTTTGTCCGCAACGCTTTTTACTGCATCGCCGACCTTGCCGACCATGTTTTTGATACCATCCACGAGGCCTTGGATCATGTCCTGTCCGAGCGTTTTCAGCGTGGACGGGAGTCCTTTGATCCAATCGATTGCAGACTGGATGCCGTCCTTGATCGACTTCCAAATGGTATCCGCCGTCGATTTGATCGTGTTCCATGCACTGGAAAAAATCGACTTCATCACATCGAGCGCACCGCTGAAAATTTGCTTGATTCCGTCCCAGATGCGGCGGAATGCGTCCTTAAGATTATTCCAGATGGCCTCAGCGTCTCTTTTCAGGTTTTTGAAGTCACCCGTCACCAGATCGACAATGAGCAGTAGCGCACCCGCGAAAATATTCTTGATTGCGTCCCAGATGCCGGAAAAGAAGATTTTGTATCCCTCAAGGATCGGGCGGATTTTATCCAACAACGCGTTCCAGGCTTTCGTCATCCCGTCCGAGATTGAGCGCCATACGCCCGACAAATAGGACGATATGCCGTCCCACAGGTCGGTGAAAAACTTCTTGATCGGTTCCCAGTTTTTAACAATCAAAACAGCAGCTGCCGCAAGCCCGGCAATCGCGGCGATTGCGATTCCGACCGGGCCGGTTATAGCTGTCATGATCGCGGCAAACCCGCCACCCGCAGCAGTTGCCCCCGTGATGACGGGTATCAGCGATCCAATCCCCGTGACCAGACTTCCTATGCCTGACACAATCGGCCCTAGCACCATAAGTAGCGGCCCGACGGCCGCAATGAGGGCAGTGATACCTATGATCACCTTTTGCGTGCCCTCATCGAGATCGGCAAACCAGCGCGCGCCGTCGGCAATCATATCGATCACCGGCTGCAGAGCATCGAGCATATCCATGAGTGCCGGGATTAGCGCTTGACCGAGCGTGATCGCCGCGTCTTGCAGCTGGTTTTTGAACATGGACAGCTGTGACTCGGTCGTCGCATACCGCTGCGCTACTTCGTTCTGCAGGGCCGAATTTTCCGCCCATGCTTGCGTCGCCGTCTCCAGGGCGCCGCGCAGCACGTCGTTCGCCCCAGCCAGACGCAGGAGTGTGTCGGACTCGCGAATGCCGGTTATACCGAGATCGGAGAGGATAACCGTCAGGTTTTCGCCAGCGGCACTGGACGCGGCCAACCCGTCCACGAACGCCTGCAGTGCGGCAGCCGGATCAGCCTGAAACGCTCGCGCAAATTCCTCCGCCGACATTCGGGCGACCGATGCAAACTTGTCCAAGTCTTCGCCGGCCAGCGAGACCGCCGTCTGCATCCGCTTGAGCACGGTACTCATCGCCGTACCGCCGGCCTCCGCCTCAATGCCGACCGACGACATGGCGGCCGCCAGCGCCATGATTTGTGCCTCGGTGAGTCCGATCTGTGCACCCTGACCGGCGAGCCGCATGCCCATGTTGACGATTTCGGCCTCCGTCGTCGCGAAGTTGTTCCCGAGTGCGACAACGGTCGATCCGAGCCGATCAAAATCCTGCTGGCCCATGCCGACGATATTGGCAAAGCGGGCAAATTGTGTTGCACCTTCCTCGGCGGTGAGGTTCGTCGCTTCGCCGAGGCCGATCATCGTCTCCGTGAATTTGAGAATGTTCGGCGTTTCAATCCCTAGCTGGCCGGCCGCTTCCGCAACGGCTGCGATGTCGGTCGCCGAGGCCGGCATGCGCTTCGCCATGTCTCGGATGCCTTGTTCCAGTTGCGCGAACTCTTCCTCGGTTGCGTCAACCGTCTTGCGGACGCCGGCAAAGGCGCTCTCAAAGTCGACAGCCGCTTTTGTGGCAACCGTACCGAGCCCGACGATCGGTGCCGTCACACCGATGGAGAGCTTCTTACCGGCGTCAGTCATTTTCTCGCCGGCAACCTTTAGCTTGTCACCGGCTTTTTGCATCTTCTCGCCAAACGACTCGACAGCCGGTTCCATGTCGTGCAGCTGCTGCTCGAGCTTTTCGAGCTCAAGGCGTGTTTTCTCAGTTTCCCGCTGGAAAGCCCGGTACTGCCCCTCACTGATCTCGCCACGGGCAAATTGCTCGTTGACCTGCTCCTGCACGGCGCGCAGCCTGTCCAGCTTCTCGCGGGCATTTTCGATCGCGTCAGCAAGCAGCTTTTGTTTCTGGGCGACCAGCTCTGTATTTGATGGGTCGAGTTTCAGGAGTTTCTCGACCTGCTTGAGTTCGGATTGGATGTCTCGAGACCGTTTGTTTACATCACTGAGGGCTTTCGACAGCCCTGTTGTGTCGGCGCCAATGACGACGTTGATACCTTTTATGGTCTCAGCCATGCGCACCACCTTCCACGATGGTGCGCAGCCGGTTCATTTCGGCACTTATCTCAGCTTTCTTGTTTTCGATCAGCTGCAGCAATCTCCGCAGTGCTTTTCCTTGCGCGCGCTTCCCTTTTTTCAATAGTGCGGCTTGTTCTTGTTGCAATTTCTTAACCGTTTGGTTTTGATAGTGACCGTAAAAACGGCCGCAGTGAGGGCAGGTGAAACCGACCGCTTCAATGTCATCTCCGATATGAGCAATCCCCACTTCGATCAATACAAACTCCTTCTGGCACCCTGCATTGCAGACAACCTTTTGCAATCGACTCACCCCTCACATGCGGTAGAATGCGTCAATGTCTTCCTGCGTCGCCTCACGCGGCACGTCAGGATCGTCACCCATATAGGCATAAACCAGATCAAAAAAGTCCTGCAGCGTCAACAGATCGAGCTCCACCATGGAGAGCCCGATCCGCCTTGCCAATGCGATGATGTTGATATCCGTGCGGTCGCACCGGTTGGGCGCATCACCCTTTGGTCGCCGGTGCCACGGACGGCTTTCGACGAAAAAAGATTTTCGTCGCCTCTTCCATTACTGCCGTCATCAGCTCTGGATCAAAAATGTCAATATCCTCGTTCTCCTCGAGCCAGCGGGTGAACGACGGGAACTGCCCGCCCACGCCGGCGGCCGTCCGTGCCAGCGTCCACACCAGCCGAAGGATCGCCACCGAGTCCAGCTTGCTCAGGTCGAGTTTGGACGGATCGACCTTTCCGCCGTTTGCGAGTGCCTGAAAACCTGCCAGACCCGTCATCATGGCGACCATGTCGCCGAGCAGGTCCCGGCCGAACTCCTGCTGATAGTGAAGAAGGCTCAGGGCCGATCCCCTGAGCCTCAGCGTCTTGTCGCCGATCGTGACTTCGCGCATATTACACCTCCGGCGTAAACGACGGCGTGTAAACCGCGCTGAAGAAGCTGTTATACGCCGTTGCATTCGTATCGCTGAGCTCCATTTCACCGCGGACGATCATCTTGCCGTCGATCTCGATGGGCGAAATGGTCAGGTTGAGCACGTCCGTGTTCGGCGTGATCGACTCTGCCTTCGTCTGCCGCTCCTTCGCCGGGCGGGACGCAACGCAGTCGTAGTAGACGAACCGACGGTTACGCTTGTCGCCCTGAATCTGCCCCATCAGGGCAAAATGCTTCGGAATCGCGTCGGAAACCTCGATCAGCGCGCCGTTTTCGTCAATCTCCCAGCCGAGCATTTCGGCCAGGATCGCGTCCGGCACGTTCGCCATCTCCAGTTCCGCCGTGTAGCCGTTGTTCGCGGTGTACGAAAAGTACAGCGTGTTGTCCGCGTAAAAGTTCGTCGATTCGCCGACGGCTGTCGGCGTGAACCGCACCGCGCCCGGAATCGGGATCGGCGTTTTCCATGCGGGTTTGGTCTGGGCGGTATCATCGAAAAATGCGACATGCACCCTCTCCAGCCCAAACGTCACTTTGTTCTGACTCATCGTTCATCCCCCAATCAATTGAATTTCATATATGACCTGAAACAGCCGCTCGTCTTCGATGTACGTCTCGGTCTTCGAGTACGGCAGTCCGAGCTCCTTGATCTTGTTCTGGACGGCCGCCTCCGCCGCCGGATCTTTCCGGTCAGTGTACAACTCGATCTGCACGTTGGAGACTGGTACATAGTTTTGATTGTCTGCAATCAGGTCGTTGCTGTACGCTTCTCGGTACGTGATAAACGGCGGCTTCGGTGCCGGGTTCTGCGGCGTATCGACAAAATGAGAGTAGGCGACCGGATACCCGATCGCCTTCAACGCTTGATACAGTTCCGCCAGAGTCATCAATCACCCTCCGTTCCGGATGATCGCGCGCACCCGCTGCTGGAACGCCTCAATCTCCTTGTCGGCCGGAGGTCGGATGTGCGGGCGTTCTGCGACGCGCCCGCCGCCACGTTTCGCGTGGCCGAACTCGAGCAGGTGGGCGAGCCACGGTTTGGCGCGGTTGTAGACGACATAACGGATTTCGCCGTCTCCGCCCTGCTTTTTTCGCGCCCAACCTTTCGCGTATTCGCCAGTTCGGCGCGGCGACTTCGCGCGAATCTCTTTGACCAAACGTTGGCTCGTCTGGTCAGCCTCGCGCTCAATCGCTTCGGCAACATCCCGGGTGTATTCGCGCACGGCAAGCGTGATCTCGGCGGCTAACTGATCGATTGAGATATTAGCCATTGCCGATCACCCTTTCGCAGGTCAGGCGGGTTTTCTCCCCGCGCGTTTCAGCACGTATGATGTGATACACCACGTCACCGTGCCGCAGCCGATCCTCTCCCTGGTACTCGAATGAGTAGATTTCGAACCGCTTCGTCGGCCGCAATCCGCCAGCCGCAGCGTTGTAAAATTCCTCTGCCGAAACCGCGAGCTCGTTTGCGAACACAAGCCGCTCTGTAACAACCTCTTTCTGGTTGCCGATCTCGTCCTCCACGATGGTGACGGACTGCAAATAAATGACCTGATTGTGTCTCATGCGCCATCACCCGTCGTGTACTCCTGCGAGAGTGTCAAGTGTGCTTTGAGCATGTCATAGGACCGTTGAAAACGTTCCGCCTCCGTGTTGTCGTAGCCGAAGTGAGCCTTTGCATAAGTGACGATGGCCCGGCGAATCAACGGATCGTCATCGTTCAGACGGTCCGGATGCACCCCAGAGAGCTGCAGGTCGGCTTTGGCGGCGTCGATCAGGTCCTGCACTTCGGAGTCAAAGGCGCTGCTGGTGATACGCAGCGCCAGCTTCACGTCCTCCAACAGCGCCATGACTTACCCCTCCCGTCAGTCGGCCGCTTTCTTGATCAGCACGACGCCATTCGGATCGGCCAGCTTGCCATCGGCAATCATCGTCGCCTTGCTGATCCACTCATCCGTGTTCTCGTCGAAGTACCGACGATACGTGATCGCCATGTTGCTGTTGACCATATAATCGCTCAGCCGCACCAAGATGCCGACCACTTCACCGGCATCCGCCTCGTCGATGGACGGCAGCAGGTCCTCGACGGCGATGACTTCGCGGCCGAGGAACCGCTCCTCGATGGTGCCGTCCAGACCGTAGTTCACGCGGGCAATCGGCTGGCCGGTGGTGTCAGTCATGCCGACGATGTATTTGTGCCAGTCGGCATCGTTCACGATGAGCGCCACGCCGGAGCGATACGAACGCGGAACTTTCGCGAACACCGCCGGCCACGTTTCGTACTTGCCGAAGTCTTCCGGCGATAACGTTGCCACCCGGACGGACGGAATGTTGTGGTTCGCAATGCCGAGCGGCTGGCCGGTTCCAGTGCCGGAAATGATAGCAGCGTCCAGTGCCTTGACCATCGCCTCGGCGATGTTGTCGGCCACCGTCGCCTCGAACACCGGCAGCGCCACCGTACCAGCAACAAGCTCGACAGCCACGCGGACTTGCAGCTTGTGATAGGAGAAGCTGATCTTCGCGTTGACGACCTTCTTCTGCTTTTCCGCCACTTGACCGGCAGCAAGCCACACCGCGGTGGGTTTCGCCGTCGAAATCGGGATTTCCACACCGCCTTGGATGCTGGTCTTTGTCACGCGCGACCAGATGCGGCCGACTTCCTCCATCTTCTCGACGATTCGGTTCAAGATGGTTGTCGGAATGACAGCACCGATGTCGCTCGGCAACGTGGTTTCGTCTGCCCGAAATTCCAGTACATCAGATTTCTTGCCGCGTGTGACATACTCCATGAATGCCCGGCGGTACTCCATCGTGTCATGCGGATCCGCGTCGCGAGCTTCACCCTTCGCCGGCGGCCCGGTGGAATCGATTCTCCGGCCTTCGATGTCGCCCGCCTGAATACCGGCGGCCACCTCGAGCCGGCGCCGCAACTCCTGTTCCTCGGAGGCCAGCGACTTCAGCTCCTTTTCGATCGCGTCCAGATCCGCTTTCTCGTCGGTCTCCAGCATGTTTCGCAGCTCGACCTTGCGAGCCTCGATTTCAGCGAGTCTCTTTTCGATGTTCATGTTCACATTCTCCTTTCACAGATAGGTCATGACTACCAGCCGCTTGCGCCGCTTTTCAGCGGCCTCCGCCGCCTGGCGCTCGGCCTCCGCCTGCGCCTCGAAAAACGACCGCGCGCTGATATATGTCTGGTCGTACGCCGGGGTATCCACCGCCGACACGTCCCAGATTCGCTTGAATCTGATGATTCTGCGGGTGCGCGTATCACGGTCGTAACTGTCTTCGGCCACCGTGAAGGCAAAGGACATCTTGTCCACGTCGCCCCGCTTAATGAGCTCGTACAGATCGCGGCCGGTCGTCGTGTTCGCCAGCCTGGCCCGCACGAGCAGACCCTGATCGTCCGGGATGAGCTCCAGCGTCTTGTTGCGGGTCCGCGCCATCACCATGACGCTGTCGCTGTGGTTGTACTTGAACGGCACGTCCCGCAGATCGGCGCCGTCCAGAGCGCCGCGGGCGATGACCTCATAGTATTTGCGGCCGTCAATCTCAAACAGAACGGTCGGGCTCTCGTAGACGACGGCCCGACCCTCGACGATCATTTCCTGCCCATCACCCGCAGGCTCCAGAGCCCTGATTTCCGCCATGCGGATTTCCCGCTGCGGATATGCCGAAGAGCGCTGTCCCTCCCACTGGGCAAGGCAAATCGCGTATCGCTGAGCCTCGTCAGGATATTCGGCCAGCATGGCTTCGTCGGACATGCAGCGCTGGATGAATTCATCCTTCGTTTCATTCTGCTGCGGTG